CGTTTGCTCAAGCAACAGGGCTATTTAAAGTCAGATCAGTGGGAGGTATTGGAGTTTCCTGCTATTTTGCCGAGTGGCCGGCCTCTTTGGCCTGATTACTGGAGCCTTGATGAGTTGGAGAAGGTCAAGGTATCTATTGGCTTGAAGAAGTGGAATGCCCAGTGGCAGCAGCAGCCGACAAATGATGAGGGTGCTATTCTGAAGAGGAACTGGTGGCGCAAGTGGCGTCATGAGGAGCCGCCGGAGTGTGAGTATTTGATTCAGGTGTATGACACGGCGTACTCGAAGAAGGAGACTGCTGACTTTTCTGTTATCTCGACGTGGGGCGTGTTCTATCCTGATGCTGATTCGGGTGCTAATTTGATGCTGCTCAATGTGCGCAAGGGCCGTTGGGATTTCCCTGAGCTAAAGCGCATGGCTAAGGATGAGTATGTGTATTGGAAGCCTGATAATGTTTTGATTGAGGCGAAGGCGACTGGTACTCCGCTGCAGCAGGAATTGAGGCGTCTTGGAATTCCTGTGACGATGTTCTCGCCCGGCGGTAGAAGGTCCGGTCAGGACAAGGTGTCCCGTGCCAATGCTGTTGCCCCGCTCTTAGAGTCCGGCATGATTTGGTATCCTGAGGGGAAGGAGTGGGCCGAGGACCTTGTAGAGGAATGCGCGTCCTTTCCTAACGGGAACAATGATGACCAAGTGGATACTGCGGTGATGGCGTGGACTCGGTTTAGGCAGGGTAATTTTATTGCGTTGGAGTCTGATGATGATGACGAGCCGGAGGTGGATGAGAGCTCGGTTGAGTATTATTGAAATGCCGCATAAAATAGAGAAACATTTGACAAGGACCTCGGACCATGGCCCAACAGACATTTGAAGAGATAGTTGATGCGGTGATGCAGGCCGAGAGCCGCGGTAAGCGTTACAAGGATGACGGTAAGACTCTGACAACCAGCCCCAAAGGTGCTTTGGGTGAGATGCAGGTTATGCCTAAGACCAGCCGTGATCCGGGGTTTGGTGTTGTTCCAGCTAAGGACAAGTCCCCTGATGAGATTGCACGTGTGGGTAAGGATTACTTGCAGGCGATGTTGGGTAAGTACGGCGATACAGAGAAGGCTTTGATTGCGTATAACTGGGGACCGGGCTCCACGGACAAGTGGTTAGCTGCGGGTGCCAATCCTGACAAGTTGCCTGCGGAGACGAGAACGTATGTTCAGCGGGTCAAGGGATTTCTTGGCGGCAAAGATGTTCCACGTGAAACATCTGTTGCAAAGAAGGAGCGTGAGCCGTTGCCCCCGTCCCTTCCTCCGATGGCACAAGCAGATATTAAGACTCCTGCAATAAGGCCAGAAGCTGCGGCAAGAGTAGCAAGCCTTGGCCCGGGATATCAAGCTGCGTTGGCTTTATCGTTCTTAGCGGAGACGGACGATGAGGAGGATCGCAAGACAACGATTACGCAGGAGTATCTTGCTAAGGCGCAGGAGGAAGAGGATGATCGGGCGGCGACAGCCGCAATAGCCAAGCGGCAGTCCAATGTTTTTGCTGACCTGTCCAATACGACTATCCGTTCTCCTTTTGCCGAGCCACAGCAGCCGGTGATGATGAAGGATGGTGGGGATGTTAATGCTGAGGATTTAAGCAAACCGTCTTTTGGCAATCCTAATATTAGGAAACAAGGCGAGGCAGCAAGGAGACTTGCTGCGATGCGGGATGTCAACACATTACCCGATCCTAAGACCTACGCAGCGGTAGCCGGGGCGCTTGGCACACGGCCCGATCAGATGGGGTTTAGCGTATTAAATCCCAAGTACAAAGAAATAATGGACGTAGCCAATCCTGCTTTTTATGCAGGTACGGCGTTGCAGATAGCCCCCGTTGCTCAGGGTCCCGGAATGGGACGTATGGTGGGTGCTGCGGAAAGAGCGTTGGAGCCAGCGGTACGCAGAACATTGGAAGGCGGCGGTAAGGCTTCTGAAATGTTGCAGGCTTTGGCAGCACCGCCCTCACAGATGTTTGTTCGTGCAAGGCCGGAAGCAGCAGCGCGGCACGCGGACCTGCAGGCTCAAGGCTTGTCACCAGAGCAAATCCGTGCGCAGAATTTAACTTTGGTTGATAACCGCGGTAATTTGTTGGAAGAGATCAGTGATGCGCCGGCAGTTTTGCAGCAAAAGACTGCCTCTGTTCCACGTATGTACTACGATATGTTAAAGCATCCCGAACTTCAAAGCATTTATCCAGCATATGACATGCCTGATGTGCGGATAGGAACAACAAGGCGCAAAAATGCCCCGTTAGCTGCGGCGTCTTTTGGGGAGAAAGAAGGAATTCAAGGAACAGTGCGTAGTTTGCCGGGTGATGATGTTAGGGGCACGGTCCGCGGAACTTTATTGCACGAGGGCCAGCATGCAATCCAGTCCATGGAAGGCTTTACAGAGGGTGCAAACCCTAGTTCTTTTGTTGCTTACGTTAAAGCAAAGCGCGGTATATACGATGCTGATCCTACGGTCAACGAAAATGTTATTCGAGAAATGGAGAGGGTGTATCCAAATTTGTCTGACATTACAGACAGAATAGGGCAGGATCTTAAAGCTAGATATGGCAAAGTTTTTCCTTCAGACAAACGCATGGGAGAAGCTTTGTACAGGCACATGCCGGGGGAGGTGCAGGCAGAGTTGGCTCGTATTCGCAGTAACTTGACGCCGGACGAGCTTAAAGCAACGCCGCTTGAAGTGTCTATGCAGCAATTAAATATTAATCCTGCCAATATTTTAGAAATGAACAAGATGGGTTCACGCCTTGACAGGCAAATTGGTGATTTGGAATACGATGTTTATGGTTATGCCGATGGTGGTGTTGTTCACCGTGCCGAAGGCAGCCCTAAAGAAGGCGAGCGCAAGTTAGATCGTGAAACAATGGATATGTTGCGCAGGCAAGGTACGTCTCCTGCGTCGTTACAACGAGTAGCTCCTCCTGCTGACATAAGTTCTTCTGCAGCAGGTTTGCCCGGATTAATGTTGTTTGCCGATCCACGCATTGACCAGACTAATGCGTATGGCTACATGTTGGATGGTGGGGATGATACAAAAAACCGTGCCATGGCTCAGGCGATGTTTTTAAATAAAAGCAGATCAGAAGATTACCCCGATACGATTGCGCATGAAACAGAGCATTTGTTGGCACGTCAGAATTTAGGATCTGCGGCTAATATTAATAGTAAGTTTGATGAGTTGATAGGGAATAAGGGCATTTCTCGTCTTAACTTTGTTAGAGACGCCGTTAAAGCTGCCCCTTATTTAAAAGAAAAATACGACCTGCAGTCTAGCTATCTTGATCCAAAAATGTTTGAGTTCCAGACTAAATTTGGTTTAGGCAAGAACCTTTTGTATGAGCAATTGGCTTCTTTAGCTGCTTTGGAGCAGCGCCACAAGATTGATTTAACCAAAGATCCGGAGTTGCGTAAGACTTTGTTCTCGCGTCCCGATGTCCGTGAGACATATAACGCCCTTACTGGTTTGCGCCAAACGCGCCTAGACCCGCGGGACTTGTCTCCTTACACACGCGTCGCAGAACCCGGCATGTTGGATGCTATCAAAGGTGTGTTTAAGCGTGCCGAGGGTGGTCCTGTTTATCGTGCAAACGGTAGCCCTGAAGAGGGTGAAGGCCTAACACCGCAACAAATAGAACGGATCGCGGCCCAAGAATCAGCCGAGCGGGAAGCACTAAGCACTCCGGCGTTTATTGCGCAGAAGTCCGGCATTGGTCGCAAGGCAGGTCCTGTTTCTCAGGCTTTGCAGTCTGGTCAAGGGCAGATAGAGTTCCTTAAAGGTATGACCAACGTACCGCAGAATATTCTGGGTGCGCCGATGGACATCTCCAACATGATTGCCAATGTGTATGGCGGTGGTGTTGAGAAGCCGTTCATGGGTAGTGAGTACATCAAAGAAAAATTGCGTGCACAAGGACTAGGATTTACTCCATCTACTGATCCAACCTTAGCCAGCTTCTATGGTGCGGGTGATCTAGGCAGCAACCTTGTTAATCCGGCAGGCGTTACACGTGCGGGTGTGCAGGCAGCAGGAAAAACGGGCGAAGCAGCAAGAATGTTGGCCCAAGACTTCCAGCAATACAACCAAAACTTAGCAGTTCCCGGTGCTTCGTATGCTGTTCGCAATAAGGGCACACCGTTTATTATGACGCCGGAAAGAACAACTGTTTCTAGACAAATTGTTCCAGAAATGAATGAAGCGGATGCGTATGCAGACAAGCTGGCCCGCTTTGTAGACACTGGCGCAGGTCGTCGAACCGATAACCCTGCATTGGCAAACTGGTTTAGGTCTAAAGTAGGGGCATATCTGCGTCGTGATTTTGGAACCGAGCAAGATCAGATGGTTCAGGCCGCGGATAAAGGTTTGAAAATGCATTTTATGTCTCCTAGGTTTTTAGAAGACAGGCCATATGCGCTTTCGCGCAACATTGGTATGGATCGGGAACGGGAAGGGTTTCCAAAAGCTGGTTTTGCAAAAACAGCAAAAGGGCAGGAAGCAGAAGCAATTATTGACTCTTCCATTTACCCAGTTCAATTGCAAGACGTGCCAGAAAAATACGTACCACCAAACATGAAGCAGTTTATGGGTACTAACCCTGAAATGCGTTTGAGCGAGATGGGAACTTCTGTAGACGAAAACTTGAAGCTTGAAAAGTTGGCCGATGAAATGGACAAGATGTTTAATGAAACAGTTTTTAAAGCTTATGGCGAGCAAGTGCCAATGCCTAAAGATTACGTTTTGACAGAAAAAACATTGGAAGGTTTAACTCCTGCGCAGGCATCTAATCGCGTAGCATTAAAACAAGAATGGGCAGCTAAAAAACAAGCGGAATTTGCAGGTGTTGCCATTTCCAAAGATCCAAAAATTGTAAGCCACAGCTACGACAACGGTAACAAATGGATTAGCCCTGCGGACTTAGCAGATAACGCAAAGCACGAAGAAATGGTAAAAGACATTGGATGTGCTGGTGGCTGGTGCACGGACAAGAGCACGTATGCGTTGGATGCTGGCTCTGGCGACAACAGGCTAAACATCTTGCTTGACAAGAAGTTTGAGCCACGTGTGCAGATTACTTTAAATAACCCAACACCTACCATGAAAGATTTTGCGCTGTACATGTCGGAGATGGGGGACAATTCTGTAGCCACAAAACTACAGACAGCTAACTATGGGTGGAATACAGTAGGTGGACGCAACAGCGTGGGAGTAGACGCTTTAGTTGAAACGGAACTTAAAGCTATGCCGGAATACTTGGACTTTATCAAACAAAATCAAAATACAAAAAACATTACGGAAATTAAAGGCCAGTTTAATACGGTTGATTTAAGAAAATCTCCGTATCTTAAAGAGGTTCAAGACTTTGTTAAACGCCAAGGTCCGGAATTGCAAACCGTGGACAACCTAGACGGCATTAACATGGTGGACATGCGGGACAAGATGCCAAACCTAAGTCAGTACGGTAAAGAGCTCTTAGGTCGCATGGTAAAACTTAACGGCAATTCTTATTTTGCAGGCAAAGATGAGTTTTCTAATTTAATTAAAAAAGCCAGCGAAATGCCTAACAACGCAGCACGCCAGATTCAAATGAATATGTTCCAACCTCCCACAGAGAAGGCCCTTGGCGGTATGATCGAGCGCCAACCCAACGATAACCGCAGATACATGTAAGGAATAACATGCCTATTGAAAAAAACAATGACCTGCCTGCTGGCAACATAGATGTTGAAGTTGAGAGCATGGTGTCAGAGGACATGCCTGACATAGAAATCGTGCTTGATCCAGAAACCGGAAGCGTTGATGTAACGCTAGGTGCAGAAGAAGATGAAGTGCCCTTTGGCGCTAACTTAGCCGAGGTCCTTGATTCAAGTGTCTTGCAGCAGATCAGTTCTGAGTTGTTGCCTTTGTTTGAGGCAGATCAGGGCTCGCGTAAAGATTGGGAAGAGCAGTATGGCAAGGGCTTGAAGCTGCTTGGCTTTACCTTTGATGAGCGCACACGTCCTTTCAAGGGTGCTGCAGCTACGACACATCCTTTGTTGACAGAAGCGATTGTGCAGTTCCAAGCGCAGGCGCTCAAGGAATTGATGCCCGCAGACGGGCCCGTGCGCACGCGCGTA